CGACCCCACTTTTCTAATTCATTAGCTTCATCTCTTAATGTATTGTATAAAGACATAGCTTTTCTAACATCAAGGTAAAACCCATTTCTTTCTTGTTGGTCTACAATAACTCTTACCTGATGCTCTAAGTCAATAGAAGATTTAGAAAAACCTTTTCCTTCTTTTTTTAAATGTTCATATAACTTATGTGTTATATCCACATCTTGTTGACAATACTTTCTTAACTCATGTGTATATGTTGCAAAAGTGCCTATAGTTCCTTTAGGAAAGTTAAATCTATCTCCCCATGCTCCAAGACTATGACCACCCTCTCTTAGTGGATTAAACATTTGAGATAGTATTAATGTGTCTGTTACCTGTGAAGGTTTAATTTCTACACCCAACAGTCTGTTTAATACAGGAGCATCAAAAGATAAACCATTATGCATTATATACTTATCAATATTTTTAGACCAACTTTTAAATACATACATATTATCTGGGTCAAATACTGTTGATACATTTGTGTCTATATCTTTAGCCACAATACAATTTATTACTGTAGCATTTATTTGGTCTGTCTCTATATCAAGAACTACCTTTTTCAATTTTTTCCTCCTCTCCACACCAACTACATGCTTCTCCTTTACCTATCATCATGTCACTACATTCTATTTCACAATAATGGCTCCACATTTCTGGCTCTTTGTCTTTATCTAACCACTCTTTATAGCCTTCTATCCAAATTTGTTTATCTTCTTGTTTATCTTTTGGTAAGTAAACCATATGAAAAGAACCACAGTCAGGACAAGATAAATTTGTTTCCATACAATAATCTTCATCTTCATGGTCAATGTCATGGTCACCACCCCATATTAATTCTGTTCCACAATGCCAACATTTCATTAGAAAGGTATCTCCTCTTTGTTATCTTCTGCATTATAATCTACTTCATAAGGATTGTCAATCTCTTTCATACGACCTGTCTCTTTGTTATAATGTAAGTGTGTTGCTATACCTGTATCTCCTGTATATCTATTCTTTAATATTCTAAGTGTTGTTGTATTAGCTTTTACATCATCAGTATCCTGTTGATTTCTTTCTAATCCAATCACACCATCAGATAAGTGAGCAATACTTGCACTACCACGTAAATGTGAAAGTGTAATCTCTTTACCATCTTCATGACCTCTATCTCCTGCAGGTCTACGTAGATGTGATACTAATAACATACCAATACCTGTTTGTTCTACCAGACTTCTTAACTTAGTCATCAATACATCAATAGACTTTCTCTCGTCTCCCTCATCTTGTCCAGACACAAGTATAGATAAGTGGTCTACAAATATCCACTTACATTCTAATGCCTGTGCCATAAATCTAACTCTAGATAATATTTCGTCATTATCTATAGAGCCAAAATGGTCAAAGGCAAAGAACCTACCAGAGCCTATAGTTTCTTTTTCATATTCTTTTAGTTGCTCTATACTAAACTTGTTTCTAACTTCTTTAATATACAATCTGGCATTAGCTTCTACTGACATGATATTAAATGCAGTATTTTTTATACCTTCTTCTAATGCAAGAATACCTATGTTGTGATTTGTATTTTTAAGTAAATGGTGCATCATCTCTCTCATAATAGATGACTTACCCATACCTGCACCAGATGTGAATGTAATAAGTTCCCCTGTTCTCATACCATAAGTCTTATCATTTAGTTTTGACCAAGGATAAGGGACAGTTTCACAAAAGTCTTCTGTGTATAACTTATCACCCAGGTCTCGTAGATTAATAATACCTGCAGGTGTGTAAGGTTGTGCATTCCACCATGCTTGTGAAAACTTTTCTCTCTTACCCATCTTTAGATACTCATTTGCATCTTTGAACTCCATGTTCATAATCTTACATTTGTTTGGACTAAACAACTGAGCCACCTTCTCACTAGCTTCTTGTCCTTGCTTGTCCATATCAAAAGATATGACTATGTTTTGAAAGCTATCTAAATATTCAAATGCTTTTCTACAATCTCGTACTGCAGAACCTGCACCTGTTTTTACAGATACACATGCCCACTTACTACCTAATAATTCATAGGCAGACATAGCATCTACTTCACCTTCAGTTATAGTTATATATTTACCACCACCTGTAAATAAATTTTGTCCAAACAGAGTGGCATCTGATATGTTTCCTTCTACCCACATATTTTTAGTAGGCACATCTCTAACTTTGTTACCTATATTGTTACCACCACTATCAAAATACTTATAAATGTGATGTGTATTCATATTACCATTCACTTTAACTTGTGTATGATACTTTTGTGCTGTTTCTTTACTGATATTTCTCTCAGTCAAAGCACCTGTCGTTCCTAAAGTCTTTATTAGACTTTCTGTTTGCATTGGTATTACCTTTTCATGTTGCATATTCTCTCCAAATCTAGTGTTGCAAGAAAAACAGTAGCTATATCCTTCAGAATGATTAACATTACCATCACTTGAACCACATTTAGGACAAGCACCCCTGTCTAGCCATGTTTTTTCCATAATTTTCCCCTAAAAATTTAATTATATATTATATTAAAATAATAATCAATAAATAATTATTATTTTTCTATAATATTTTAATCTATTTCAATAGAACTACCATACAACTTTTCAAAAGAACCTATCTCAGAGCTTTTAGTTTCGTACACATCTTTTTTAGCTAGTTCCATAGCTTCAAAAGACTCATAACCTTCTTCTAAATACTCGTAGTATCTTTCTTTGATTAGCTGTTTGATTTCATCTGCTAATAAGTTCGTCATCTTTTCCTCGTTTATAAATTTATAATATAAAAAATAAAACCAAAGATTAGTAACACAGGAAAAATATTATTTACCCACAAATCTTTAGTTTTCTTATCAGATTTAAACCATTTACCTGTGGCTTTTAATCTTCTTTCTCTCGCCCTACTCATCTTTTATATGACCTGCATCTGGGTTCTCTACCCAACCTTTATATTTTTTATTAGATTTAAGTTCATATAATTCTTCTGTAAGATTTTTTATACGAATCATTAGATTCTTATTTTGTTCTTGTAAATCTCTAACATTTTTTCGTAACATTTCTTCTAAGCTAAGTTTCATTGAACCCTCATTAGTTCTACATTGTCATCTACAAATGCTTGTATTAAAAGTCCCCTCTCACTATAAAGGGATTGTAAAAATTCTTGTGCTTCTTCTTTGTTTTTAAAATACATTATTTTACCACCATCTTCTTCAAGAATGTCTGGTAACTCCACATCTTTTGGGTATCTTAATGCTATAACAAACATATCTTTTTTTTTCATATCTACTCCTAATTATATACTATATTTTTATAGTAGTCAATACCCTACATAAGGCACTACAAAGCATAGTAAATGCCATATTATAATACATGCAAATATTTGTAACATTTCTTTATTTATATTTATCATTCGTAATACTCCTCTTAATTTGTGACCATAAGTTATTGTTATACTTATGTAATTTATATTCAACATTATTATCTCTTAACATATCAAACAGTTTGTTTAATACATCTTTCTTCGTAGGTCTTCTATCAAAGTCAATCTCCATTTCTATTTTGTACTTCATTCTTCCTCCTTGTCCCCTGAAATAGCACCTATCTGTCCTTTGAAAGGTATTACCTTTGCACTAGGTCTAGTATCAATAGGCATATCTGAATCAAAATCTATGCTTGATGGAAACATGAACTCTTCTAGTTCATTAAACCCACCTATGTGTAAAAAGATTTGTGGCACAGTCTTGTGTCCTGCTTCTCTAAATCTTTTTATCTTAGGTAGATTATCTAACACTCTCTCTTCGTATACTTCTCCTGCTTCATCTAGTAATGCCTTTGCTTTGGCACAATACTCGCAGTTTTTTTGTGTGTATATAATATATTTAATCATCTGCTGTATCTCCTTCTACTATTTCCATTTGTGAGTCTTCTCCATATTCAGTACCTTGATATACACCTATAATATCTACCTCTTTGCCACTAGGTAGTTCATCTATCTTTATTTTCTCTCCTGCTTCTATAGGTATACCTACTTCTCTAACTGAATCTTTTACTTCCTCTTCAGTAAGTTTTTCATCTGATTCTATTTTATAAAATCTAGTATCACTAGACCATTCTTCTATCATATATGTATATTTTTTACTCATCTGCTAAATTCTCCTTTCCATTTGTCACTTCAAAATCTGCACTACCCCAATCACCACCATCATAATGAACAAGTGCAATAGTGCCATCATCTAATGGAATTTTATGTATGTACTCTACTGTGTCTCCATTAAAATTTATATTTGCTTCTTTAGTTGCGAATTGTATTTCTGATTGTGTTAATTTTCTGTCACACTTTATAGTATACATTCGTAAATCTGTTGACCACTCTTCAAATCCATATTCATATTTACTCATCTGAAAACTCCTTTTCTGTTATCATTCTAAGTTTCATATTAATAATTTCTAAAAGCATACTCGTAGCTACACTAGGACTAGGTGCAGTATCATATGCAAGGTCTGATGTTGTCATCTGTAATGCACTTATCATGTTAGGTATATCTACTCTATCTTGTAGTTCTTCAAAGACATCAAAGATATATTCTCTAGCTAAATCTATTTGACTTTCGTCATCAAGTTTTCTTACTGTCATAAGATTTCTCCTCTATATCCTTCAGCTTGTAAGCATAGTCTACTATCTCTGCATGACTATATCTTTCAGTAGCATCTATACCTACTAATGCTTCGCATAGTTGTTTATATTTTTCTTCATAGTTCATCTTCACTCTCCTCTGTGCTTGTTATATAAAACTCAGTACCTGAAGGTTCAAATAATCTTTCTGGATTATCTTCTGCTTCATAGTCAGCACCTCTTTTCTCTGCACTCTTCATATCTTGAGCATTAATATCTTTACGATAGTAATAAACTCTCTTTGCATAGATTGTATATTTAGCCACGTTGTACCTCCATTAATTGTACCTCTCTTGATTCGTACTTAATAAACTTTAGTTTCATTCTATCATCTGGGTTTGGATTTGTAAAGCCAAAGTGTTCCCACACTTCAGGCATCTCATCTCCATACACCCATACCCAAGTGGGTTTCTTAGGTTTCTTTTTAATCTTTTTTGTTGGCATTGTTATCCTCCTTTGGCATAGGAAACCATTTTATAAAACCTTTTGTTGAATATGTATACTTCAACCTTGCTTTATTATCTACATATATAGCAGTAGTTTTATCTTTATACTTGAGTTGCATATCACAACCTAGCATAGACCATAGTCCTTGATGTAGTTCCCAATGTTGTGTTGGTGTTAGATTACGTCTTTGTTCCATGTAACTCTCCCTTCATTGATTAGTTTCATTACTTCTTCTTTGGTTGCAGAAGACTTATGCACCTTCCAATTACCTTCTTCATTAGGCATAGTAGGTATAACAAAATCTCCATCTGTGTTGTGTCTGAAGATACTCATATATATTTCTTCTACTGCATTTACAAACTCTTCTTGTGTAAGTAGGTCTATCTTTAACTCTTGCACAAGAGTAGCAAAGTGTTGCACATTTACTTGTTTAAATCTTTTGCTCATTTTTATTCTCCTCTAACCATTCTACTACTGTTTGAAAAGCATATAATAATTTAGTTTCAGAGTCAAACTCTGCACCTATATTATCTTTAACCACTTTAACTACTTCATCTATATTTTTTTCAGTCAACTTCATTTATAATCTCCTTGTATATGTGGTAGTTTTTTCTTTTAGAGTTTAAAAA